ATTATAAAGTGATCGTCCAAGATTGCTAACTCCATCCGAGAATGCTTCTTTTCTTCGCCATAAAATCTCGTCAGGTAAGATTTGTTTTCCTTCGTAATTTTGAAAAATTGTAATTGTGAAACTGCTTCTTAATAATTCTTTTTCGCAATTTGTGTGCTTTCTTACATGTGGAGGAATAGACAAATAATAATTCACGAAATTTCGATCGAGAAATGGCGCCCTCGGTTCTAATCCATGGGATGCTATGCACTTATCAGATCGTAAAACGTCAAACATGTGAATATCAGTCAAAAGTCTTTTTGTTTCTTTATCGAATTCAATTTCGTCTGGACATTGATTCATATAGAGATATCCTCCGCACAATTCGTCAGATCCATCTCCATTAAAAATAACCTTTGCGTTGCTATAACTTGATATGTATTTACCCAACAAATAATTGCCTATACTAGCTCTTACCGTAGTCGTATCGTAACTTTCAATCGCATAAATTACGTTTTCAATCGCATCGAACATTTCATCTTCGGTAACGACTATTTCGGTGTGTTTTGTTTTTAAATAATCTGCTGCGATTTTCGCATATTTTAGATCTTCTGAACCGGCTAATCCAATGCTGAAGGTTTCCAAATCGTATGCGAATTTGTTTACCTTACAGTGATCGTTCACCAGGGCTGAAATTAAACTGCTATCCAACCCCCCTGACAACAAGCATGCTATGGGCCTATCGGTCGCACCACATTGTTTTTTTACTACATTGTTTAGATGGTGTGAGATATGATGTAACAAGTCCTTTTTATAATAAATCGATTGCGTATCTTCAGTAATAGGAAAAATGTGATTGTAAAAACTTTGATTGTCAACGATTTTTATCCAAGTGCTCGACCTCGACGTCGTCGATAATTGAAAAACACTATACGACCCGGGTTTAAACTGTTCCATCTTGTATTGATGTGTGTTGTATACAACGAAGAAATCCAAGCATTTTAACTCTGATGCAAATCCAATTAAATTGTCGTTTACGTATCCAGTATTCAAATTTCTCAAATAATACAATGGACGAACCCCGTGGGCATCCCTAGCTACATAAACTTGTGGATGTTGTCCGTTTTTATTACACCGAGTATCATATAAAACGAATGCAAATACGCCATCTAACATAACAAGGGTTTGATCAATTCCATATTTTAAAAATAGATGGATGATTACTTCACAATCTGAGTCAGTTTCTGGAGTGACGCCCATTGATTTATACAATTCCTTATAATTGTATATTTCACCATTGCAAATCAAAATAATGTCGCCGATTATTAAAGGTTGGTTTGATTCGTTATTTAGACCGTTAATAGCCAATCTATGAAACCCTAAAACCATATTAGTATAGGTTTGAAATTTTGAGTTTTCAGGCCCGCGGCTCTTTCCTTTTGCAAATTGGGTTTTTATCCGATCTAGAGGAATATCTTCATGGTTTAGAAGAGCAAAAATACCACACATATATGTATACTTATAACGATATCTTTAACATCTTTATCGGCTTAACTTTATCATTTGACGGTACCTTAGTTGAATATTTGTAATGTGTAAAATAAATTCTTTTGTTAGTATAATGAACCACTGTAATCAAAATCAAGAGCTCGTTTCTATGATACGCAACCAAACAAACACTAGAATATACGATCGAAATATTCCGTCCCAACTACTTCAACCTTATTTAGATGTTCGACCAGTAATGACAAAATACTCGTATTTGCCAATTGTTGACCCTAGAAAACAGGTGAACACAAGATTCGAGCAACTGCCGACTTATAATTCAACTGCGATATTCAACCCTGGTAATACCAAGTCGCCTTGGTCTGGGTTTGCATCCGGAGTAAACGTCGAATCTGATTTGCGAAATCAGGTTTTTGCCTTACAAAAGTGCAGTCAAGCAACCTACGTGCCTAGCAGTAAGAGCGATTTGTATCAAATTCATTTAAATCCTGTCGTACAACAGGCGCACTCGTTGTTGTTTCAAAAGGATCATTTTGATACTTTTAACCCGAACCCCGACTCCAAAGTGGTAGGGACTGGAATATTCCACAACTCGACAAGGTGTCAAGTTAAGGAAATTGGACAGAACGAATGTTCGAAAGTGTAACCGTGAAAAATAAAAATTCTTTTCATAGTGTAAAATGAAAAACCCAGATGACCACGTATATTTTTTGCTGATTGGGATTGTCATTGTTTTTATCGTAAATGGTATATTGCACATTTTACGAGATTCGAACGAGTATTACATGAGTAAAGAAAACGATAAAAGATGGGATGAAATTGCTGTCAAATTATTCGACATTGTAGATATTATTTTGTTTGTATCTGGAATATACTTGTTATTCTTTAGGCAGTCTACAACGCCATATATTATTCTTTCAATCATATTGATAATAAAGGCAATAAATCATTTTAGCATTAGATTTGAAATATATGAACGTCTATTCGATCAAAAGACACAAGACAAGATATTATACATTGCAAAAATTCAAAGCAAAATTACAGATTATGGTATGTTTCTGGTATCATTGTATTTACTGAATAAAATTTTCTACAGTTAAAATAGTATATGTCTAACGATTTAATAAACAATATAACGCTGAACTATTTGGTGAACAAAGATTTGTGTATTAGGACTACAACCACGACGAAAAAAACAAATAAGGAAGATAGAAAGTTTTACAGAAAAAGAATTTACGGACTGGTCCAAGATATATTGACATCGAGAGAAAAAAGAGCGTCAATGTCGCCGGATGTCCTACTCGCATTTGATATTTTTATGAACGCCGGCGTTAACTATTTTAAAAATTTGGATACGACAGATATAATACAAGAAGATTACAAAGGTATTATAGATACATCCCTGAGTGAGATTGACGATTGCGAACAAACTGTAGAAAATGCGAACAAAGGAATGATGCGAGCGATTCAAATGAATAATTCGTTGGATAATTTCATAACTAAAAAGGTAACAAATAAAAGGATTCTATTATTACCACAACAGAGGGATATAGATTTAAAGGATCCGTCGTTAAAAAGCAAGGGTATTCAAAAGAAAAATATCACTAATACATATGACGAAACAAAAAATAAGACAGACGAAACAAAAAACAAGAAAACTGAAACATCGGCGGATATCAAAGAAACGGGGGCGAACGATTAAAAAAGACATCAATGTAAAATTGATGAAATTAAACTGTAGTCCAAAGGGTAAAAACGAAATCAATAAATTTTCATGTTATACAAACGAATCTTTATACAAATTAAGAGACCAATGGAACGCCAGACATCCAGATGTTAAGATAAATACAAATGATGCGATTGAAATACACAAATTGTTGACGGGTTATTTAAGTAAAGTATGCAACAAGGAATCTTGTTGGCTTAAACAAACGCACGATTTTGGAAATGTAGCAGAAGAAATGACAGACTCGTTTGCACCTGAATCGCCAAAAGAATGGAAGAATAACCCCAACGAGTGGTTGACGAGCGTCGATATAATGAACGTGATGAATCAATACGAAAAAGCATACAAATGTTTTGATTTTATTGGGCCATCTCCCATTGATTTCGACAAAAGAAAGTTATACGGCGAATGTGTGTGGGAAGAGTTGTGTAATTTCAATCTTGGAGAACAAATAAAGCAGGGGAAAACAAAAATAGGTATGATATTCAATACGGATCCTCATAATAAACCCGGACAGCATTGGTTGAGTATGTTTATTGACATAAAAAAGAAGAAGATATCATTTTTTGATAGCGTAGGTTCTGAGATACCAAAACGGATAATGGTCCTAGTCAAACGCATTCAAGATCAAGGAAAACTGTTAACCCCAAAAATTAATATGGAATTTGATCAAAATTACCCAACCGAACATCAATATGGAAACACTGAATGTGGCATCTATTCTCTTTTTTTTATAGTTCACATGCTTGAAGATAAGATAACGGAAGAATACCTGAAAACCCACGTGTTGAAAGATGAATACATGTCAAATTTCAGGAAAATATATTTCAACGACTCGCTATGAATATGCAAAATCATTGCGTTTATTATTTTCGTTTTTTACAATATAAAATTTTTGTATATTGTAAAATAATATGTTCTTGACAGACGAAAATAAACAAATGTTGTGGGATATCATAACAGACGAAGACATTTTCAAAAACTTATCGAAGGACGTAGACGTAGTTCAATATTTAGAGGAAACGTTTCATGGAAACATAAAAGGATTTTATGATATTGAAAAAGGTAAATCAAACAATTTGTTAGATTTGAACAAGAAATATATAGTATTGATACTCAACTATGTAAAAGATATTTACAATCTAAACAAAACTAAACAACCCGTCACATCTAATAAAACTCCTAATAAAGATAAATCTTATACAACGGTAGATAAATCTTATACAATGGTAGATAAATCTTATACACCTGTAGATAAATCTTATACACCTGTAGATAAATCTTATACACCTGTAGATAAATCTTATACACCTGTAGATAAATCTTATACACACAACGACATTCAAAACGATAAAAGGGCTCGGTTCGAAAATGAACTAAATACCAAACAACAAGAATTCACAAGAGCAATGACTTTGCCGGCCCCGCCAATTCCCAAATTCAGTGATAATTTAGACGAGCCTATAAGCGAAATGGCAGATGCGATAAAAAAAATAACAGAACAGAGAAAGTATGATATCGAACAAATATACAACAAACCTGAAATAGACAAAAAACAACCACAACAAGAAAACACCACTTTGAAATATATAAAAATCGACAAGGAAACTGTTGTAGACTTAAATGTAATAGATTTGAATACAAAAAAACACATCACTTGGGCAACAAACATTGCAGGAGACGATGATGGTAACATATTCACAAAATTAAAAACTGTAAAAGTAGAAAATAAAACTGATACGTTACAACACGAAGTGAACGAGTTGAAAAAACAGATGGAAATTATGAATGCGAATATTCAACAAATATTAGGTCATTTGAACGACATGTCTCCCATCGCCCTTTAACTCCATTGTGCCGACCTGAATGGGTATTAATTTAGGATTTTGTTGCGCTGCCTCAAAGCTCTTGAGATCGTACAGTTTCAACAAA